CATCGTTTAGTGTTGCACCTGTTTGAGTCTTAACAGCAATATAAACTTTTCCGTAAACAGGAGGTGTTAATGAGTCTCCACCATAAGCAACGACTGCATCTGCGTTAGGATAAACCTTTTTAGTCAAAATTGAGTAATCTTGAGCAGTTACAGCACGGTATTGTGAGGAATAATACCTTGGAGCATTATATTTAATGGATTCTATTGTCTCAGCGTTAAATCCACCTGTGGAATTTGAGTTAATTGTTAGCGTTGTATTGCTAGAAGAGTACTCTGACCCTAAATTATCACTTAATTGACCTATGAAGTTGAACTTACTTACGTCATTTGCAGCAGGTCCAGAGGTTACCAAGTACTCAAGTACTATAACTTCCCCATCTTTTAGTGCTCTTCCGACTGAATCATCACCAAATTTGATCTCATACCGCATATCTTCCCCTTCAGAGAGGAAATAGACCCTAGATGTAGCGGTTAGGTTAGTAACAGTGTCCACTAGGTTGTATAGATCACTTGTAGTAGAGGATTCGTTTGCCTTTACTTTAACTGCAAGAGTACCTATATCCGCATCTTCCGAAGGAACTTTGTAGTTCTGTGATGCAAATGTATTAACAATGTAGTTGAAGTTGACTATAGATCCTTCTTTTACCAATAAATTACTAAATTCTGCTATTCCTGTAGTTGCATTTACCTCAGCAGTAGTGTTTGCAGTTAAGTTCCAGATATAATTTCCACCAGATGCAACAGCACCCTTTGCCAAAGTAACAGTACTAGGATATGATCCACTCGTTTGTGCAGTCTGTACGACCAGTTTAAGGTCTGCTGTAGACGCTAAAATGGATTTAGGTACATAATTAAGTAATTTTGCTATATTAACGACATTATCACGAACTGTGGAAGAGGGTAGAAACGCCTCGTTCATTGACATATTCGCATTAAATGAGGTATAATACGTATTATATGCAAGAATATCGATTAAGTAGTTCAAAGTAGCACCTTCAAACTCATAATCACTGAACTCTGTCCTAGTTCGTAGGTATGACTTGATAGATGCTTTTATATCATCAAAATCTAGTGCTGTTAAATTATTCGGGGTTGACATTATTCAGGTCTCTGTAATACGAACGCAACTGTTTCTACTAATGGTACTCCAACTATTCTATAGTTAATAGTAACATTGAAAGCATTATCACCTGGTAGATCATTTACATCTACCTCCAATAGTTCAATTCTAGGTTCAAATTGTCCAACAGTATTTATGATGTCATCCTGAATTGCGTCAGCAACCATAGGATCCATCGGTTCAAATAATAATTCCCTTACACCAGACCCAATCTCAGGTCGAAACAGTTTTTCTCCTGGTGAAGTTTGTACCAAATTCATTAATGACTGTTTTATGGCATTCTCATTCTTAAGGACGGCAACATCCTTCGTAAAAGGATTGGCTTTAAAACCTATACCTACGTCATTGAAGAATCTCGACAGGTTATCTGCCTTTCCACTAATCTCTTTAAATGCCATTTTATACCTTATAGAACGTATAATTCAAAAATAGTTCCTCATTAGGCATTATTGGTTTTATAACAACAACGTACCACTTGTTTTTGACTTGATACTTATCACAATTTGGATCGTCAGAGTGGTTTATAAACCCTCCCAAGGGGGTTCTATAGAGTCCATCGTCTAAAACTATATGTGACGTACCTAATTCAGTACCAACTTCGATATATTTGTTAGTAAATATACCTTGACCAGCAATAGGACTGTCCTTTATGAACAGTCCGTCTGGTAACGCTTTATAAGACACCTTCGCATACTATATCTCTATCTTTATTTATCTAGTTTCCTTGACCTCTATAACGCTTCTTCGCTCTGTTACGACTCGTAGCACTCAATTTGGTGTTTTGTCCCCGCCCTTGCCTTGTCTTTTTAGGTTGTGCTGGTACATATGTTCCAGTTCCCCATGCCCCTGAACTTGCCTTTGCCATTTGTGGATCGCCCCGCTAGGATTTTTTCTATTATAGCAGTCTTTGCTCTATTTTGTCCAATCTTTCGTAAATATCCTTAATTATCTCAATAAAATGGACATATTCGCCTTTTTTCTCGTTTTTTACGAAAACTTTGTCAAATGTGGGTAGTTCTTGGAGGTTTTTCTCTATATTCTCCACTTTTTCGCCTAATTGTTGTAGGCACATGTTAATAACGTCGTGTGCCTCTGTATTATCTTGCCAAGGGTCAATCTTTTTGTTTGACATCGTACTCAATTACAATCTTCTTGGTCATTTTACCTGTAGAGTCGAGCGTTTCCATCTGAGTGAATGTACCCTTGGATATACTCTCCATCTCTGTCTTATCAAGACCACAGAGTTGCTCGCAGTTCTCTACAGCGATTTTGACTGCCTGTGCACCACGTGGATACTCGGGCTTGGCAAAACCGTTCAGATCATTCTTCTTAGCATTCTCTAATGCCTTGTCAATGTCTATATGAAACTCACTCATTCTTAGAAGGTGCTCTGAAGTACTTGTTAATGACCTCTATCTGATCATGGTAACGTGCAATCTTGTCGAGTTCGCATTGGATTGCTTCTGTTATGTCTGAGTGTTCTCCGATACCTGCTGGATGCTCAAGGTAAACATTAACATTCGCCTTGTGCTTCTCAATTTCGCCAGTAGCATGTGATAATACTGCTCTGATTAGTTGTTCTCTCATGTGTAAACTCATAGTAAGTCCTCAAATTCGTCTAAAAATGTTCTACGTTGCTCCCACGTCATACCTGATGTAGAACCCTTGCAAGGATTTATACATCTTTTATCATTCGCCTCGTTACAGACTAGACCTGCTAGATCGTGTGGATCCCCATCCTTACCTGTACCCCAATATAAGTGAAGTCCTATCCATGTTGCATTGCATCTAGGACAGACTTTAATCATTCTTCACTCTTTTTAAGTCTAAATTTTCCATCTAATACGTCATATTCTAGTTCAGTGTCTGAAGACCACCCTAGTTCTTCTATCACATCGTATGGAATTGTAAGAATGAGATCCCCATAATCGTCTTCGTCTAAACGTGTTGTGAATCTCTTGCTCATAACCTATAATCTGTTAGTTTGTTCATACGAGGTTCTGGGGAATTTCTCTTTCCATCCAGACCACAGTGTATATAGATCTTTTACATCCTGAGAGTCTTTGTTATGTGCGTAGAAATCTGCACACTCGTACATACGATGTTCTAAGTGTCCCTCGCACTTTATCAACGCCTCTAACGCCCTGACACGTACTTCGGAAATTTCTTCTGGGGTGTTTTTCATAATTGGAAATTTTTCTAAGGGGGTTGTAAAATTTTTTGGAATTATATGTAACACACTCGTTTGGGAACCTTTGTAGGTTAGGGTAGTTTGCCTTTTTAATAATACGGGCCGCCCAAAGACCGAGAACCCCCATAAACACTGCGATTTGGGGCGAGTTCTTTATATTTAGCGGGTCATTTACCTGCCTTGGGTGTTACTTAGTGAGCATGATTACCTCCGAGTAAGTAATAAAAAAGGGAGACTGATTGCCTCCCCTTAATTATACATTATTTAAGCAAGATTGTCAAGGAATTGTTGTGAAACAGTGTCGCAATCGTTGCTGTTATCTTTACCCATCCATTTGTTAATATGTCGGGAAGTTGTTACTGACCAGTATTTTTCGGTCTTAATGTAACCTTTACCCCACAAATATGCTGCAACAGGTGTTTTATAACTGAAGAAGATTCGTCCTTCATTTGTTTCAACTTCTGTCTGATTTGCTGCGATTGGTGTTAGTTTCATTTTAAAATGATCCTTTGGTTGTTTACTCTTTTATTATAATCCCTCAGAGGTTGTTTACAACAACTCTTGTGCCAGTTTGTTCATTGGCACATTAATTGTTTATACTGGGACATGGTATAATAACCCCTCTAATAGTAAGTAATTGCACATACGGTTAATGTTACTTTCCTCCATATGTTGTTCCGTATCTAACATAAATTGACAGAAATCTATCATGTCCTCGTTGTTAAGTTGTGGAAAACTTTCTTTGAATTGTTTATACTTAGTGGGAAGAATCATAGGAAGGGTTTGTGATACCTTACAAGGTTAATTGTACCAGAAATTGTTAGTTATGTCAAGGATATTGCGATTTCCTGATATACATTGACAGTCGGTAATTAACGTGCTAAGACTACATTTCTTTTCCACATTTCCACAGACTAAGTAACACTCTAATAGATTTAATTAACCATTTAATGTTTTCAACAATTATGCGGAATCTTGTGGAAAAGTATCATTTTTCTGTTGAAAATGTCTCTTTCTCATATACTCCCACATGATACAAGTTAACTCCTTAAGTGTTATCCAAACGTAGTTAATCTGTTCACCGTGAGTAATACTTTGTTCTCCCTTATTGTCATTCTTCATTGTATATCTTCGTACCTATTCTCTTGTGATTTGTATATACTTTCCTCTGATACTTTCTCTCTGTCATGATAAACAATGTCCTTCCAATGTGTTCTGTAAATTAATAAATTAGTCTCCTTATATCCATGTAAACTATTACTATCCTTTCTACGATTAAGACTCATTGTTATATACTTATCACCTATAAAATTAACATGTCCAGTATCATTTTGATAGGTAATCTTCTCTCCTTTAGTAAACTTTTCATTCATGTAATCGTCCTCACTAAGTTACATTATATTTGAAGGAATACTTTTCCTTCGTTATTACATAGGGGCGTATCTGTTGGTATGTATTCTTCACAATCTTTGTCATAGATTTGCACTGTTTGTTGTAATTCATCTTTAGAAAGTTCGTGAAGTTGATGTAATAAATCAAGGTAAGTCATAGTTGGTTTGTTTAACTCTTCGTACCGTAAACTATCATAACAAGTTGTTAATTTGTTCCATTCAATTAGCGTCCAAGATAATGACATATAGTGGGGACAATTTGTTTACTATGTTATTATCTAGCATAGTCAATTAATCGTCCTTTGGTAATACGTCATAGCGAATTTCTTCTAAATGTTGATACTTAGCATCCTCATCTTCGATCTGTACGTTATCAACTAATTCATCATATAGGTCATCTGAATATACATCAATTTCTTCTTTTATCTCACTATCTGTTAACTTGTCAAAGTAATTTGACATCTGTTCATGTGCATATTGTTCAAGAGATTTGCAGTCCATACCATCAATAATAAGGTCTACAAATTGCTCCTTAATTGATTCTAATTGTGAAGAAGTTAGTTTGTTCATTGTTAAGAATTGAAGTAAGTTGGTTCGACTAAAATGTTAGTTTCTATTTCAAATATGTCTGGTGTTATACCTTCTTCTCTTGCAAGTGCTTCGAGAAAAATGTTAGTAACTTGCTCTAATTCGTCATTAGAAAGATACTCATAGAGGTCAATCTTTCTATGATTCTGTTCAAATTCGTAATCAGATTGTAGACTCATTGTTGTTATCCTCCTGAGATAATTGTGATTTAAGTGAATAATAAGCGGAGATGATTACCTCATCTTTAGAATCATTTTCCTCTGCAATCCATTCGAGGGCATTAACAATTTCCTCTGCCTGATTGCGTGTTAGTTGTATCATATTTCCTCCCCTAATTTGTTGAATGATTTATTCAAACAAGGGACGA